CTAGAAGCAGAGGCTGCGGAAATGGAGATGCAGTTAAGACAGAAAGAACTTGAAATAAAGCAAGGAGAACTTCAAGTCAAGATGATGAAAGTACAGAATGAAGCAACCAAAACACAGATTGATTCTAAGTTGAAAGTAGCGGAATTGAATCTTGAGGCTGAACAGAAAAGGCCGGTTGCGATAGGATGACTGACCAACTAAGGGAAGAAAAAGCGAACCGCCTTCTTTCCGACCCACTATTTAATGAAGCGTTAGATACGCTTGAGTCAAACATCAAGGATACTTGGTATAACACAAGCATCCATGACGGCGAAGCCAGAGAACAATGCTGGCTTTCTTTAAGACTCTTGGAACGGATACGCCTTCATCTAACCAGTATTATTGAAACTGGAGAGATGGCGAAGAAGTTACAAGAATATCATATATAAGGAGACTTATCATGGCGGAAAATCCAACGAACCCGCTAACAGAAACCGCGCAAGAAGGAAGTTTAATCGAAGCGCAAAACTCGCTACTGAGGATGCTGGAACCTGCGAAGGAAACTCCAGAAACCGCAGAAGCACAACCTACCGAAGAAGAAGAGTCCACTGAGGAAACTCAAGACGAATCATTGGAAGAGGAAACTGAGGAGGAAGTCGAAGAGACTGAACCCGAAGAGTCTGAGGAAGAGGTTGAAGAGAACCTTCTATATGCTGTCACTATAAATGGTGAAGAGCAGGAAGTATCTCTCGACGAACTCACAAAAGGTTATTCACGACAATCAGACTATACTCGTAAGACGCAAGAACTTGCAGGCGAAAGAAATAACATGGCCCAACTCCAAGAGCAATGGGCTGCTGAGATTTCTCAAGCACAATCCGAGCGTCAGCAATACGTTAATGCACTTGGACAAATTGTTCAGCAGTCTATGATCGGATTAGAGCAGTTCAATGATGTTGATTGGGACACTCTAAAAGAAGAAGATCCGATAGCATGGGTTACTAAAAACCAAGAACTTAAGGATGCACAAGAGCGCATAAGAAACTACCAGCAACAGGCGATTCATGCTGAAAAGCAAAGTAATCAAGAAGTTGCTAGGATGAGGTCTATGGCTGCTCAAGAGGAGCATAAGAAGTTAGTACAGGTTCTACCTGAATGGTCAGATAATGAAGCAAGAGGTAAGTTAGCCACCGATCTTTGGTCATATGCATCGACTCAAGGATTTACGGAAAACGAACTGAATGAAGTTATTGACCATCGACAGTTTTTAGTTCTAATGAAGGCGAAGAAGTATGACGACCTTCAGAAAGCCGATGTTAAATCGAAAAAGATAAAGAACAAGCCCAAAGTGATACGTGCAGGTAAAGGTACTAATAAGAAAGAAACTGCATCTGGTAAACGTAGTGCAAAAATGAAGCGTCTCCGACAAACAGGCCACGTTGATGACGCGGCTACTTTGTTGGAAGATATGTTTAATTCCTAATTAGGGAGATACAAAAATGACAATTGCTGCAAATACGTCACTCACTTATGGTGCTGTGGCGATACGTGAAGAGTTGTCTGACGTAATCTACAATATCGCCCCAATGGATACACCCTTTATGTCGGGCTGTTCTAAACAGACCGCCGATAATACATTCTTTGAATGGCAAGTCGATACAATCACTGCTGGCTCCGCTAACAGAAAGATTGAAGGCGACAACGATATCGGTGCCGATGCAAGGGTTCTTCCTACGCGACTTGGAAATTACTGTCAGATAAGTCAGTATGTAAACCAAACGTCAGGTACAGATCAGGTAATGAACTATGCCGGGCATGGCAAAAACCAAGCCTATCAGTTGGCTAAAAACGGCAAACGTATGAAGAGAGACATGGAATCCATGCTCACTCAGAATGTCATACGTGTTGTTGGTGATGCTACTACAGCAAGAGCGACCGCAGGTGTTCCTGCATGGCTAAACACCAGTTTTGTTGCAGGTGGTTCCGGTGGTAGCGCAACTGCTGGTGATCTTGGTACTACGTTGATGGTAAACAACACATCCACGGCTGCTGCTACAGAAGGTAACATCAAAGCAACTATTAAGAAATGCTATGATGCTGGTGGTAGCCCTGATATGATGCTTGTGCCGTCAAATGTAAAGCAGACGATCTCTAGTCTGTCTCAGTCGGTATCTGAACTTCGTACTGCTGCTAATAAAGAGGCTCCGGCCTCGGTTGTAGCCGCTGTCGATGTTTATGTGTCCGATTTTGGCACGTTCAGGATTGTTCCAGATCGAAACTTGGCTGCTGATGGGCCGGGTTCTGTTGCTGCAAATATCTTCTTCTTGGATATGGATTTTTGGGCCATTGCATGGCTACGTCCTTTCCAGACAGTCGATCTTGCAAAAACAGGTGACTCTGTGAAACAGTTGTTAGTTGCTGAATACGGACTCGTTTCTAAAAACGAGAAAGCAAGCGGCATCCTTGCATCTGTAAGTTAATAAGGAAGGGGGTGGGGAAACTCACCCCCAACTTACTATGAAAAAGAAAAACTCTGACGTTACAATAAGCAAGTCGAAGAAAACTGATCCAAAGGTTGACAAACCTAAAGAACCAACAGATGCTATTGGATGGTTAAAGAAAGCGTATATTGATAACGATCCATCTGATGGTGCGCCAAAAGTAGGGAATGTAGGTTATGTCTGATAAATTTATTATTGATGATGATGGTGTACGCAGAACTGAAATGCAGTTCGACCAAACTGATAATACCTTTAACTTTAAGACCGTACAGAATGTTACTCCTATACTTGATGATAACAAAGCAAGATACAACGCATTCGGAGACAAACTCTCTCTTGGTAAACGGGGTGAGTGGCATCATGCTGCTTCTATTCCAATTACAATTTGGGAGAAGTGGATGAAAGATTCCAATGGTGAGATTGCAAAAGATAGTAAACTTCTTGCTGCTTACTTAAATAACCCTGACTACAAGTATTTTAAAGTAGCCCCAACTAATCTATAAGGTAAAAGATATGATTGACCTAAGTAATATTTTTAGACCCCAGACGACAACCCACACATTAAGTGTAACGACATCAAGTGGCTCAACCGCAACTTCTGCATTTGGAACGCAAACACAGGTAGTTATGGTAACTGCGACCGCTGCCTGTTTCGTTGCCTTTGGTGCGTCGCCTACTGCCGCAACAACTTCGACATACATTGCGGCGAACACTCCATATTTGTTCCTAGTAAGTGGTTCAGATAAGGGTGCGGCAATTACAGGGACGAGTACAGCGACAGTCTACATTACTGAAATGAGCAGATAATGGCTATTAGCACCTACGCCGAGTTACAAACGGCTGTAGCCAACTGGTTAGACAGAGATGATCTGACCGATAGGATACCAGAGTTTATATCTTTAGCAGAAGCAAGATTCAATAGGGTCTTGCGTCTACGTTCTATGGAATCTAAACAAACCGCATCTACAATAGCTGGGCAGAGAAATTATAATCTCCCCGCAAGCTACATACAAATGAGGAATTTTCAGCTTAATACCACCCCAATTACAACTTTATCATACGTTACACCAGAAATATACGACAGGTTGTGGGGCGGTAGTCAGCGAGGAACTCCCAGTTTTTACACAATAGTGGCTAATGAGATATCTTTAGGTTCAGTACCGGCAAGTGTCCTAACTATGGAGATGTTATTCTACAAAAGATTTGATTATTTATCAGATTCTGCTACAACTAACTGGTTGCTTACAAACGCGCCGGATATATATCTCTACGCCAGCATGTTGGAAGCCGAGCCGTTTATAATGAACGATGAGCGAGTTCCCCTCTGGTCATCTGCTCTGAGCGAAGCTATATCTCAGATGCAGGAACAGGATAATAAGGATAGGCATTCTGGGTCTGCTCTCCGGGTAATGAATACTGGCGGATATTTTTAATGGCCGCTGCACCAATTCCATGGAGTAGTGCCAACACACCCATCGATTGGGATGTTATAGGGATAAATTGGAATACCGCAGCTAAAGCTAATTCCATAAGCATTGCCGCAGAAGGTGATGTTGCTATATCTGAGAGAGTGGCAAAAATAGAATCCATATCTATGGGCGTGAGCCAGGGACAGACGCTTGTGGATAACGCAACATTTGTTGACAGTGTTACCATGGCTGTTGAGGGTGACGCTACTACTTTAGCCGGACTTAGCCTTGCTGCCAGTGCAACCTTTGGTTCTGATCTTGGGTACACGCAAGCTGTCGATGCAACCTATAGAAACTCAATCTCTATAGCCGCTGATGCGGGTATATTAAACAATGTTGTACATCCAGAAAGCATAACGCTAGCAATTGAGGGAAGAATGTTTCCTGGTGAGTTTTATGAGAATTCAATAATTATGGCAACAGAGTCCTCCATGTCCATTGATTCGGAATTTCTATGGAATGATGTAGCTGATGTGTCAACAACGTGGACTAAAGTGGAGTATCCAAATTGAAATTTAAGACAACCATGACGGCCGAAGGAGGCTTGAAAATGAAAGAGCAAAAGATGATGAGTCTTGGCCTCGAAAACTTTTGGGAAGTAGTTTGCTACGAC